CTTCCCCTCAAAAAATTCCGTAATTATGCCACCTATAAGGAATTGGAATGCTCCCCCTATCCATATCCAGATAGGAGAAAATACCCAATACCAAGGCAAATTTAGTTTGCCCGCAAATTGCAACCACTCTAAGAATATAGTTAATACTACTGGAACAAATATAGCATACTTAAAAAATAATTTAATATCTTCACCATCTGTTTTATTCATGGTCATTAACCTTTTCTTTAAGTGTGATATTTATGAAGGTTGTTCCAATATAGCCTTTTACTAATTTACCAGTTTCCTCAGCCCTCTTTTCTGTATCATAAATAGCCGACATTGCTTGGTACACTCCTCCTACATCATAAATATTAATATAACCCTTTACTACTTTATCAAAAGTATCACATGAGCAATCACCACAACCCCCATTACATCCCATAGTAACCTCCTTTAATAACCATCTTCATTATTTTCTATACATTCATAGTCAGCATTGTTTAATACTGCTGATCCATCTTTTAAATTATATTTTGGGTATAAATAATCATTAGAAATATTTACCAACTCTTTTAGAATTATAAGCATCCTTTCTTTAGGTATATCCTCCCCATAGAAATCTATTAAAACTTTTGAAACAGAAGCCATAGATAAAAATTTACCTATTACTTTAAAAGTATGCTCTAATTTATCCAATTAATTATCTCCTACACCGTATAAGAATTTTAGTGATTGCTTCATCACTTGATTAAATTCTTCCTCTGTTGCTTGATTTAAAAATGCTTCATTATTATACAGATAATTGAAAGCCTTGTCATAATTTTCTTTACATAATAGTTTAGAATTGTTCATATATTCATTATATAGTATCCTATAACCGATGAAGTAAAGACCATCACAATCTTCTTTATAAGAGATTAGAGGTCTTTCAGTCAAACCACCAAAATCACTATTTCTTTCAGATAGTATGTAAAGCATATTATTCCTCAGCATACTTAGGCTTACGAACCACTTTGGCATCTTCCTCAAGCTTATCCCAGACCTGTTTTACAGCATCCTTAACTTCCTGCTCTTTATTATTACTACTTATAAATTGTATGAAATTTTCCCTTGAATATGTATTTTCACCATATGTTATTTTACCATTACCTGATTTTAAATAAAATTTCTTATCTATTAAATAATCCACCATTGATCCTAAATCATCTATCCCATATTCAAATAATATATTGAAATTTGCAATTCTAAAAGGCTTCCACACTCTGTTCTTTTTAACATTAGCCTTTATCTCAATTCCAGTTGTTATATCACCATCCTTAGCCAAACCTTTGTTGTATAACCAAACTATTTGATAGGCATAAAAATCTAATGCCTTGCCCCCGCTACGTCTTTTAGTTTCTCCAAAAGTGACTCCTATAGCATCTCTTATTTGTGATACTATAACAAGAAGCATGTTCTTCTTATTTATCTTTTGTGTCAATCGTCTGAATAATTCACCCAACTTCTTCTGTTTAATCATATTATAACTCTTTTGATTAAACTCTTGTTCCAATTCTTCCTCTGTTGAAAGACCGTCCAAACTATCCATTATATATATTACTAAATCATAATTGTCAGAAGATTTTATTTCTTTATTCACATCCTCATACCAATGTTCTACAGTAGGAGATTGTCTCCATTCAATAGCATCTGTTGGAACACCTATTTGTTTAGCATTTTCCAAATTAATTGCTGATTCTGCATCATTATAAATCATCTTTACATCATATTTCTTGCGTAATACATGGTAGACATACATCATTGCTTCTAAGCAAAGTAGAGATTTTCCTATCTGTTTATCTCCGACAAGATTTACAATCTTGCCTACTGGATACCCATTTTCCAAACTATTAGTTAACGCTAAGTTTAAATTTGTACTACCAGAGGAAACAAATTGCAGTTCTCTTTCAATTAAACCGGAATCCTCTACATCATCTATTATCTCATCATCAACTACCTTCTTTTTACGCCCCATTATTTATTCCCCCATCTCTTTAATATAGTCATAAATCTAACACTTGCTACATTTGTATTACTATACTTTCCAGTAGTCCCATCAACACCAAGTCTTATGGTTGCATAATATACCAATTTCTTTGGTAATCTATAACTTAACCAGCTATAGAAATTTTCTTTTAATTCATTCAAAAATACTTTCATTCTAAATCTAAGAAAAAGCATATTTATCTCCTATATTATTTTGTAGAAAAGATTTAATTTCTCAAGCAAAGATACATTGAATATTCCACCAAGAGGAATTGAATTATTCAATTTTCTTATATTATTGACCTTACCACTTATTCTAACCATAGAATAAGGTATTTTACTGGAAGGTCTATCCAAAGAATAAGCAAACCCATCATCAAGGCTGTAAGCTATTAATTCTTCTTTCATTAATCCTCACCCATTATAAAGTGTCTCCAAACTGCTCTGCCAAAAAAGTCTTCTTCATCAAGTTTATCTAAAGCTATTATTAAGTCTATTAAATAATCTTTTACAAATTCTTCAGACATCACTTTTACATTTTTAATTTTCATTAACTGTTGACCCACTTTTTATTGTAAATAACATTATCAATAGTAAAAATACTTACATTATACTTTATGGATAATTCTTTTCTTGTATAATTACCTGAAGTATATAGAATCCTAATTTCTTTAGCCTTATCCATTGTTAATTTAACTCTTCTTTGATTCCTGACATTTTCTCTTCTTGTTACAAAATTACAATTTTCAGGACAATAATTTCCATTATTATTTATTCTATTTATTTCTAAATTATCCGTATACCCATTATTTAATGACCAATCTCTGAAAGAAATATAATCATTTGCCCATTCTGGGCATATAGTAATCCCCCTGCCTCCATAATGTTCCCATGCACTGCTTTTTGGTTTCAAACATCTTTTTTTCATATCAGCCCAAATAGAATGTAACCTACTATAGCTTTCCCCATGTTTAAAATACATTATTTAACTCTTTCTCTTAGCTTTCTTTTTAGGGCTTCCTTGGGATCTTCTGAAACATCCTCAATGTGTGATTCCTTCTCCTGTGAATTTGTAGTATTCACATTTTTTTCTTTTATAAGTCTTTTAAGCTTTTTTGATCCCATTTCCTCGATCTCAGATTCTTCAAAATCCTCACTAAGAACTGTGATTGCCAAAGCCTCAAGTTGATCTCTATCCATATCGTCTATTGAAGACGTTCCTTTAGTATTTGTAACTACTTCTGTTTCTACATTAGTTGTGTTCTTTTCCCTTGATTCTCTTGTAGCAACTGCATCTATTGAGGCTTTTTCACTCCTTGTAGCAGTTTCACCAACTGGTGAAACATCCTTTTTGGATGAAACTTCACCACCAAGACCTAAAAATACATTCTTAATTTCTTCATAACTTGCATACTCAATTACTTCATCAAATGGCAAAATCCCCTCAAGCCATGCATCCTTAGCCTCCGTAGAACTATCATCTAATTGGAAATTTTTATATTTAGAAAAGGTAGTGCCTTGTGTCTTTTCTCTATCAAAATAAATAGCAATACCATCATCTATATCGGCAAGGTTCAAAATTTCATCCGTAGCCTTCTTGTAACTAACGCCTAATATATCATCCATTGCTGTACGAGGGCATGACCATATTAGAGCTTCCTGCTTATCAGTTGGCAGACTTAAATCCACTACCCAAACCAAGTATCTTGTCTGAGGATACAAATCCTTAGCCATTTCTGGCTCTGTATCCCATAATTCTGCTTGCTGTTCACATATAGGGCATGAACTACTCTTCATACGTTTCAGGCATAAATATTGATCATTATTAACACCAACATTTGTATGAATATGAACAGTAAGACCATAAAAATTAAGATTATCATCGGGGTGTGCTGGCAAAAGCCTCACCTTATGTGCCTTATCTGTCACCTTCCAAAAAGCACCATCTCCTGTTGCAGAAAAGATAGTTTTACTACTGTTCTTATCAGGATACTTACCTCTATTATTATAAGCATCCTTTAATGATTCCTTTGACGGTGACTTCCAATTCTTCTTATCCATTGCTTGCTTCCTCCTTGTTATTTATAATAACTTATTAATCCTAAAATTACAAATGGTAAAATTACCAAAAATGAACCTCCTATATTCACTACATAGAATTTTAAATCCGCTTCTTTTTCTGTGTCCTCTTCTTGGTATTTAAACCAATCCCAATTTTTATGCATTAAAATCTCCTAAAATATTATAACTAATAATAATGCTGTTATGGCTATTAAAACAATTATCATTGGTATTATCCACAAAGGACTCAATAACCAAAACCATGATAAATTAATTATAGCAAAGAAGTTTAAAAATAGCAAGAATAAATATATCGTCCATATTAATAATACAATTGCATTTATTTCTGCTTTGTTATATTTTAATTTTTTAAGTGTTTTCATTTGCAGTTTTAACCATTTCATATAGATGCATAAAATGGGCTATCTCTCCAACTCTTTCACTATCCTTCCTGAATCGTCTCTGCCAATAAGGTGATAAATGAATAGCTTTACTAACATTCCAATCATAACCCCAATCCACACCGCCATGACCGGGTAAATCAGAAACATAAAGTATTTTTTCAAATCTACTCTTGTAACCAATAGTTTTCATTTCTATTCCTTATCTTCAGCCATCTTCTTTTGTAATCTTTCCTTTATGCTCTCAGTTCCTTGCCGTTTAACTACCTTTGTTTCCACACTTGCCCAATATCCTGCTATGTACAATTCAACAAGTAACTTCAGCATATCACGCCTTTGCTGGAAGTCTTCTCTAATTATTTCCGCTTCCTTAACTTTTGCACAAATATCAATATATTTTTGTTGCAAATCAGCGTATTGTAAATTTCTTGTAATTTCATTTTGAATCATGTTTTCGGTTAGTTTCTTACCCTCAGCACTTGCAGCTTCCCTTATAATACCATCCAATCTTGCGGATGTTTGTTCCACTGCTAATTTAATCTCATCTCTATTCTTGCTCAATGATGCAAGGTTCTGTACATAATAATCAAATAAAACAGGCTGTTTTAAACAACATTCATCTAACTCACTCTGGTCAATCTTCAAATCTTCTCTGTATCCCATTTATTTCTCCTTTATGGGGGTTTTTGCGGAAGAGTTCACCCCCAAACTCTTGGTGCTTATGGATAATCCATCAATGTTAATATACCATATATATTTAAGAATGTAAAGTGTTATATTAATTTTTCCATATTTTATTATTAATAATTTTATAAATATATTTATTTGTTGTATTATATTTTTCAGCTAACTCTTTTTGTGTGTAATTTCCTGTATTCCATAAAGCTCTAATTTCTTTAATTATTTCTAAAGTATATTTGTTATTTCTTTTATTTCTTTTATTCCTATTATTTTCAGCACTTGTAATCCATTCACAATTAAGGGGTTCATAATTTCCATCATTAATTTTTCTATTAATAGTTAATCCTTCAGAATATCCATTACTTAATGACCAATCCCTGAAAGGGATAAATTCTAACCATTCATTACATATTGTGATACCTCTTCCACCATAATCTTTATATTGTTTATTCTTGGGATTTAAACACCTATTTTTTATAGTACACCACACAGCATATATTTTTGTATTGGTTTCACCATGTTTGTAATTGTTTCTTGTTATCTTACTTTCAAAACAACCACAACCTTTTGCTTTTAATCCAGAACTTAATATCTTTTTACTTTGCTTTTTACAATATTTACAAAAAAAGTAACCAAAATGAAGCCACTTTCCATTTTTTTGTCGTTCTGTGCCCAAATCTTCAATTAACTTCATAAAGACCATGCCCTATATATTAAAAAAAGTATTTCAGCTTTTTGACTACCGAAAGAAAGATTTGATAAAAACAATTCCAATTTTTCTGCATACATGCTTGGATTATCAGCCTTTTTTAAACAAGCTGCTAAATATCCAGCCATGACTATCCTAAGTTGTTCCGGCTCTATATTTATATTCTCAAATGTCTTAACTAAATCTTTCCAATTTGCCCTTGGTCTTTTAATCATCATTCTGCATAAATCTATAATTTCATTCTCTTTATCTAATTCATCTGCTAAAAGGGCACAAACCTTGTCAAAATCTTTAACATCTTTGATCTGATCCAACATTACTAAAGCCTTGCGTGGACATCCTTCAGCCTTATAGACTAAAAGATTTAATACATCTTCTAATAATTCTATTTTCTCTAACGTGGTAACATATACTAAAATTGACTCAATATCTTTATTAGATAAAGCTTTTAAGGTGTAGGACAAACATCTATTTTTAATAGTTGGTAATAACTTCTGTTGGTCTGTTGTACATAATATAAAATATGAATATTTAGGAGAATCTTCTAATAATTTTAAGAGGCAATTTTGCCCCTCTTTGGTCAATTGTTGAACCTCATCTAATATAAATACTTTATTATTGCCTAATAGAGGAGATCTTCTTGCAACTTCATTCAACTCTCTAATAAAAT